AACCCTCTTGCTTGCTCAAGATCCCTAGTAACTAGACTACTTAATGGTGCAACCTCTTGTTGTGGTAAATCTCTAGGAGTAGTGCCTAATGCAAAAACAGGATCTAATAATCTCCTAGTATAATCCTCGATAAAAGGAGCTGGTCTTTGTATTACCGTTTGTTGCGTTTCGTTTGGATTCGTACTCATAGTGCTTCCTGTTCTTGTTCCTGTTGACCCGCTTGTACTCGCAAGTGCTTGTTGTCTTCGAGCTGGATCTATCATTTTATTTTTACCCTATGCCATTCTTTCAAATCGGCTCATTAAATCATACATTCTTGCTGCACCTAAATCTCTGTCTCCGTTACCCGCACCTCTAACTGCTTGTGCTGTTAATACAAACTCACCGTCAGACAATCTTGCAGGTATACTATCTGATGTGCCAGTGCCTGGACCTACTATTTCGCCACCCATAGCTGCCATTAAACGCTCACTAGGAAATGCAGAACTTAAATAATTTTGTGCATCTTCAATACTTATACCAGTTTGTCTAGCTAACTCTGCTGCTCCAAACGGTGCGCTTATCCCTGCTGCAAATTGTTGTTCCGCTGTTCTTTGGTCACGCGGTGTACTAAAAAAATCTTGTCCCGCTGTCATTTGTGGATTTACATCAGTTCTTTGTTTATTAAAGTCTGATTGATACTTAGCAGCAAAAGCTGCAGCTCCTAATGGTAATCCTAATGCTGCAACATTTTTAAATGCCTCACTTCCTAAAAAGTCTGTAAATTTACCTAAACCTTGACCCTTACCTGATTCTGTAACTGCTTTAGCAGGATCAATTCTTTTTGTTATGTCTTTTGCAGCATCTATTAGTCCTGATTTAGAACCTGGATCTCCTAATTGTCCTGTTTTGCTCAATGTTTTTTTTGCCGCTTCAAACCCTTCAAATGTTCCTTTTGGTGATATTGTGCCTGGTGAAGGTGCTCCTAAATTTCCTGCACCACCAAACGTTGGATCGCCTGTAGCACCTAATACAGAAAATTTACTTTGTGCTGCTGGTGCTGCTCGTCCAAATAGCTGACCAAAACTAGTTAATCTTTGACCGCCTTGCGGAGCTGTAAATAAATTGCTAATCCCGCCTTTTACCCCTGCTCCTAATTTACTAAAAAAACCTGCACCTTGACCAGCACCTTGAAAACCAGTTATGCCACCTGATAGAGCCTTACCGCCAAAATAACCTGAAGCACCGCCTGCTAAAATACCCCCAATGCCTTTACCTTCAGCGGCAGCTATACCTGCTCCCAATGCGGCACCAGCCGCAGGGTTAAATGCACCAACCACAACAGGGGCTGCTTTTTTTACAACTTTAAATGCCTTCTTAAATAATTTTTTAAAGAAAAATTCTGGTTGACCAGTAATGGGGTTAATACTATTTAAGGTGTTACCTACGACATAACGATTAGGGTCTTGAATACCCATTAATTGCATCTGTCTAAATAATTCGTCTTTTAGGTTTGGGTTAGCTTCTAATATCTCCGCAGGAACAACTGTCTCACCCTCTGCTGCGTGTACCATATAGGTATCACCATATCGTCCAAACTCTGCTAAATTGTCTGCTAATTGTTGTATGCCGTTAGTCATCTCTAGTAATCTCTAAATAGCTGCCTACTACGTGTAAGCGGTTAGCGTTACCTGCTGTAACTTTTAAAGCCTCCCCTTCTTCTACTACTAATGGCGCAGATAGTAATTCAACCGTGCCATTACCAGTGGTGGCTTTGACGTTAAACAATACGAATACGTTAGATGACGTATCAGTAATTGTCAATGTTATAGTGGAAGCTGACCCACTATCGTCTGCAACTAAAATAGATTTAAAGATAGCTGTAGCTGGACTAGCAGTGCTAGTGGCCGTGGGTGCGGTGTATAAAGTAGTTACATCTGTTGTAGTTAAGTCTACTTTAGCATTTTTATAAAACGTACTCATCTAACCTAAAAACCACGCTATACTACGAGCATTATCAGTGCTCTCTACCTGTTGTGGAAAATCTTTACTTTGCAAAGCTAGTTCGATTTCTCGTAAAATGCTTTGTAAGGTATCTGCGTCATACTCATCAGGTGCCTGAGCTAACGATGACACAAGTAATTTTGCCATTATCGCCTCCCATCTGGTCTAAGGTCAAGTCTGGTATCTCCTAACGTCCAGTTAACATTAGATATATTACTTTCGATACGTAACGCTATTTGTCGCGCTCGTGCTCGAGTAAAAGACTGTTGCGTGGTAGGCAATACCACATTAGTTGAATTAGTTGCTAATGTATCGCCTGGAAAGTTTCTAGTTTTTAACACAAAATCTACCTGATTTGTCGATGCAATATCAGGGATAATACGGCTGACCAACATAAAATTATTACCATCTGGGTCTAAATCTATATCAGCAGACTCAACAAAACTGGTCATAGCTGCGCCATCATCGGTTGTACCTGTTTCATGCGTGAATACAGTAGTGTTGCCATTACTATCATTACCTGCGGCTCTCGGTAAAGTATGAATATTAAAATCTAACCAAGCAGTACGAGATAATGTGCCTATATCCCAAGTTTTTTCGGCATAGTTGTATTTAACGTATTTGTCATTTTCTTCCGAACTAGCAGATGGGTAAAACCAAAATATCTCATCAAACATTTTATTTGACCCTGCCACAATCTTTTCGCTTTGATCAATATTAATATCGTCAAAAATATGCCGTAACACAGTGCAAGGTATAATAGATAGGCGACCTGCATACACATAAAAATTTTCTGTGCTCATCCAAAATACGCTATCTGCTACTGTGGTCACAGCATTTGGACCTATTAAAAATGTATTACTAGCTAATAAAGTAATGCCAAAAGTATTAGGTGGTCCTAAAAATTTCATAGAATGAGTATTTACATCAGTATAAATTAATATTTCTTGCTTTGTTTTTACCGCACGAATTATTTCTGAACCAGAAGATATAGTCAAACCACCTGCTGTATTAGTAATTCTTGGTGTCCACACAAAAGGATTTTCTTGATCTGAGAATCTTACATGTAATGGATTGCGTATTGCCGAACCTACTTCATTGCATCCAAAAGCTAAAACGTGTCTATCTTCAGTAGAAACCATAATTTGCCTGACTATTGTTGGTGCATCTGAAGCACCAGATTGAGATGCTAAATCAGTAGCTCTTGTGCCTGTTGTTAAGGTTCTATCCCAGTAATAAGGTGTGTTGTCTTTAGCGTTAAATATTAAATCTTCACCAAAATTATCTTGAAACCATAATCGCAACTGTAAGTTAGAACTGGTGTTGTCTGATAAATTACCCCAACCAGAAAAACTATTTGCTAAAATAACTGTATCACCATCACTATGAGATGCGTTGGCAGTTGTAGGAGAAGTCCTATCTGTACCACTATAAACACTAGTGCCTCTAGCAGAACGAGTTAAATCACTTAACGTAGCCGTTGATACAGTGTCATATAGCACCAATTCATTATTGATTTTTATTAATCCTAGAAATTTTACACTAGCACTACTACTAGCCGTAGCCGCTGTTGTACCGTCTGCACCTCTGGTTAAACCACTAAAAGTATTATTAGCATTAGCTGTATAAATAATGTTTTCACTACCAATTTTTATTGTGCCTCTTGCTGGAAAACTAGAGCTGTCGGCCACTGCAATAGTAGCACTGGACACTTCAATATCGGCTGATAAAGTTGTATCTGACGGTAAAGCAAAACCCGTAATACTAGTTAAAGTAATTGTAGTAGCACTATTGCTTACTGCACCATTTAAAGTGGTTACTGCGACATCTTGTAAATTACCACCATATAAACCAGCACTCCAACCAACGCCACCCACTGCTGAACTAGACCCTGTTGTTAATTCATATTTAGCCGTTACTGTGCCGCCACCTGTACCAGCTCCAGACGCTACATCTCCAGTGTCTATTTTATATTGTGAGGAACTTAGCACTTCGGTAATACGATGATTAGTATTTATGGCAGAAGCAGCTACACCTTGAAATGTACTTGCACCTGAAAATGTAACATAATCTCCTGTTGATGCACCATGAGCCGTGTCTGTTACGGTTAATACAGAGCTACTGCTAGTAGAAGTAAAAGGATTAGAAAGACCCGTTTGTGTATCACGAAGAGGAGTTATATCAAAATAATTACCACCTTCTTCGATTAAAAATTTATCACTAGTTCCTGTACCCATAAATTTTGAACCGTCTAAAGCAACCCAACTAAATAAAGACCGCACTGTGCCTAATATAGTAGAGGTACTTAGTTTTAACCAACCACCTAACTTTTCAGCACGGCCTTTACGAAAACGTATTAAACTAGAATCAAACCAACCCATCTCATTTGCATAAGATGTGCTTTCTTTATTAACACCTGGTCTAAATTGTAATTTTACTAATGGCATTATAGTCTCAATAATAAAGTGATAATCACACCTGCCATACCTGCTAGTAAAGCAAACGTGTGTTGTCTAATATTTCTTTCTATATTATCTAATCTATTAAATACAGTTTTATCTCGCTCCTCTGAACGAGCTACGTGAGCTTCTAATTTTGCTCCAACATCGTGTACTTTTTCATCTATATCTTTCATATTACTCAGCGTTAGCAATAGTTAAATTACCAGCAGAAACTTCTCTTTGAATTGCAATGTAATCACTATTTTTAGGATCTAGAGGTACTGCAATATTTCTGCCATCAAGTGTGCATTTAATAATTTTTTTAGTTGGGCCACCTTCATACAGTTGACTCTCAACATATTGTGCGTTTGCGTATGTTGCCATTTTTTAAACTCCTAATTCGCATGATACAAACCAACGAGCAGTTCCACCTTGGCCTTCTTTTAAGAAAACTATAACTTGTCCTCCGTTGGGTATGCTTGATGAATAAGTAACTACAAAATAAAGCCCATTTGTACCTGGCCCAATTGTGTCTATTAACGTAAAACCAGTGATGTCACCTGTTCCATTTGAAACTACAAATGTACTAGATTGATCAATTGTAGGCGTAGCGCGGAACGGAACTGGATTATTTAAGTGTATTCTCGCACCCGAACCTGACATATTATGACCATTTGCAATAGGGCCTTCATTAGCTGAGTCATCAGAAGTTTCTACCCAACCCCTAAAATATCTAGCACATTTTAACCAAGTCGTAGAATAATCTTCATGCACATACTCAGTCGCAGTGCTACCTACTTCTAATTGCACTTGACTAATAAAAATATTTTCGCCAGTGGATAATCCAGTAGTGGTGTTAGAAAATATATAAACACCTACATTCTTAGCACCGCTAGTATCTATGTCGCAACTTATACTAAATTTTTGGAAACTAGTGCTTAAATTAAGATTAGCACTCGTGTTCTCTGCGGTAACGTTAGTGTTGTAGGTAGGATTACTACCTTCCGAACCAAAGGACGAAATAATTGTTTTATCGGGTTGGTCTGCTGTTCCGTCCCAACTAAGAACCACCGCCCTAAAATCGTCTACTGCGGCATCAGAGCTTTTAGCTTGAAATGATAAAGTAACAGTCTTACCAATTAAATTTTGACATTGCAACGCTTCTAGCCACTGTAGCACCCCCGCCTTTTTGTTTGCGGTTTCAATTGAAAGCTCGATAGCGTAGGTTGAACCTGTTGGGGCAGTGGTGCTCTGACTCACGTCAATGGCATCATTTCCGTCACTAACAATAATCCATTGATCTAAACAGTAGTTTTCTGAATTGTTTGCACCTGAAATTGGTGTGGTTGCATTAATAGTTTTACCTCGTTGAGCTACGTCAAAAGATGAATTAAGAATGTAATTACGTGTACCTGTTGATGTACTGTTTACAGATGCTACTCCAGATAAATCTTTACTATTAAGAGTTAAACCTACATTATGATTATGAGTGACCGTAACGTCTTGGTCTGCACCAAACGCAAGTGCTTGTGTGTCATTAGGAAACTGAATCTGAGCAGTTTCGCTCATATCAATTTTTATTCCAGTAATATCTGAAGATCCGTCAGTACCTTTAAGTATGATGTCCGTATCGGAACCTTGAGCGTCAATCGTAATATCACCTGCACTAGTTGCCAGTGTACTTGCCGCATCACCTGTGCTTATGTCATCTAATGCTACACTGGCTGATACACTACCAAAAACTAAATCACTACCATCACTTTGTAAAACTTGACCATTACTTCCAAGTGCTAAAGCAGATGGATCTCCATTTGAATCACCAACTATGATTTTCCCTCTTGCTAATCCTGCCAATTTTACGAGTGTTATAGCATTATCTTGTATATCTGCTGTTTCTATAGTGTCATTTGGAAATGTTGGCACTTGTGTAAAATCAACTACACCACCTGATGAAATGGATATAGCATCTGGATCACTAGCGGAACCAATAGTACCTGCGTCAGGAATAAGCACGTTGCCAGTAGTAGTGAGCTGACCTGTGGTAATTTTTTTAGATAACAAACTTGTAACTGCGGCTCCACTACCTGCACCATCAGCGATTACTATATCAAAACCGCCATTAGGTATGGTGACGTTTGCTCCACTACCTTGTGATATAATTATAGAGTACGGACCACTGCTACCACTATCTGTTGTAGAATTAATAATAAAATAAAGTTTATCTTGGTCATTAGGACTAATGGTAATAGTATTGTTGGCACCTAAAGCACCTGTAAAATTTATAACTTTAAATTGACCGTCTGATAAAGAACCATCAGAAGTAGTTAAAGTGTGAGTAGTTCCAGATAGTGCAACAGAACCAACCCCAGATAAAACTCTATCTATAATATCAAAATTAGTATTTAATGTTCCTCCCCAGGCTCCTTCTTGTTCTCCTGCGCCTGGTTTTTCTAAACCATTATTTACTGTAAAGGTACTTGCCATTTATTTTGCTTCCAATGCTGCCACTTTAGTTTCTAACACTTCAATTTTTGCTATGGCTTCTTGTAAAGCCGCGGTTAGTAAAGGTACAAGTTTAGCTTGGTCTATACCTTGACCTTTTATAGTTTTACCATCGTCTTGCATTTCATCCTTCGTACCACTAACTGCTTCTGGCACAATCGAAGAAACTTCATGGGCTAAAAATCCATCGAGGGTAGTATCTTTATCGGCAATGAAATTAAATCGTGATGGTTTTAGTTGTTTCACGCGGGCTATCCCGTCAGTCATACCACTAACGTTCTCTTTAAGACGGTAGTCTGATGAAGTAAGATACTGGGTCGCTGTGGTGCTCGTGCGGATTTCACCAACATTACTACCACCGTTGTAATAACCCACCATGCTTTTTGCCGCACCTGATGGGGTCGTATGAGCTAGAAACCCAGTGCTTGGAACTAAAGATAGACCTGTGCTTGTGCTAAAAACGGTGGTGCCAAATAAAATTCTATCGGGAGAGATTCTCATATCCTCAGAACCACCTGCGTTAAAAGTGATAATATCACTGCCTTCAAAATCTATCGATGTATCTGTATCATTGGAACCAGCGATAGTAGCACCTTTAATTATCAACCCTGCCGTTGCAGAGCCGCCAACAATAGTCTCTATTGTTAAACTAGAATCTTCTGTTCCATCACTTACGTCCAAAGCCGTAGCTGAAATTTTTGCAGCAGAAAATTGTTCATCGTTATCATTTTCCATTTTAAAGTCAATCTGACCACCCACATCATTATCTGCGGGACTAGCACTTGTCCTATTTAAAATTAATTTAGGGCCAGCATTTGCGTCAGCTAAATTTGAATCTACTTGTAGTGTAGTAGCGTTTGTGCCACTAGCTAATGTTACACCTGTGTCAGCTACATGAGTTAAAGTTACATCAGCATCAGCACCAAAATTTATTTTTGCGCTGTCTGATACTAAACTTAAATCATTTGCTATAGCTATATTTTCTAAAATATTTATTACAGTTGATGACGAGCCACTACCAGGAAACTTTAAAATATAATCTTTACCCGCTAATAATTCTACATCTCGCGATGCGTCATAAGTGCCTTGAAAAATTAAAATGCTTCTACTGCCTGATAAGCTATTTCTAACAAAAACCACTTTTTCAGAGTCATTAGGGGTGAGCTGAACAAAAACTGTGCCTCCTAAATCTCCACCATCCTTAAACTCAATATACTTATTTCTACCATTTGATGATGTGCCGTTGGTAATAGGCAAATCATTAGGAGATCCTGAGCTACCTGTAGCAGCTAAAGTAATCTCTACTACTCCATTTGTGGCCTCATCTATTAAATCCATATTTGTATTCGACATAGTTCCCCATGTACCTGCTTTATCACCAGTTGCTGGTTTTTCTATGCCTATATTTGTTGTAAATGTACTAGCCATTGTTTTGTCCTATGCCACTTTCGTTTGTGAATCATCTATTTCAGTATAAGTTGTACCATCAGAGTTAGTTATTTCTGAATAAGTTACACTATCTCCAGTGCTAATGGCAATATAAGTAACACTTTGAGAGTTGTCTATATTAGTATATGTAATAGTTTGTGAATCATCTATATTTACATAAGTAACATTTTGAGCATCACTTATATCATTCCAACCTATTAAAACCCCTATTTGTCCAGTGCCAACTTGCCCTTCAGCAGATATCGATACACCTGTGCCTTCTGTTACCGTAACAGAACCTACAGAACTCGTAGCAGATAAACCTGTTACTGATACATTAGCATCAATAGTAACTGTAACAGAGCCTACAGCACCCGTAGCAGATAAACCTGTAACATTTACATTAGCACCACCACTAACTGAAACTGTGCCTACCGCACCAGTGCCTGATAACCCAGTTACAGATACTGATACACCTGTACCTTCAGTAATAGTAACAGAGCCTACAGAGCCTGTAGCAGATAAACCTGTAACACTTACAGAAACACCTGTGCCTTCTGTAATGGTAACAGAACCTACGGAGCCTGTAGCAGATAAACCTGTTACACTTACAGAGGTATCGGTTTGCCCATAAGGGCCACTATTCCAACCACCTCTACCGTAACCCGTTAAAATAGACACTTAATCTAAGCAATCCTTATTATGGCGTTAGAAGCATCAGCGGCAGGAAAACTAATAACAAAATCACCAGAACTTGAGGCTTTATCAGTGCTAAAATTTAAAACAATTACTGAAGTATCACCTGAGGTGTCTTCGTTAAATATTAATGCACCACGAGCTGTAATCGTGCTACTAGAAAAAGTTGTATCAGCAAAATCAGTAATTGCTGTGGTGCCATCTAAGCTAGGGTCAACTCTAGTCAGTGTATTGCCTTTAGCGGTATATCCAGTGCCACTCACTTCGTTACTTGTAGTATAAGCTGTAGTGCTTGCACCTAAACTAGCACTCGAAGTATATAAAGCTAATTTAAAGGTATCACCACCACTATTTAAAAAATTATGTTTGCCCTCTAGTAATTCTTTTTTAAAAGAGCTGCACATTGCAGATGTAATTGCCATATTAAATATCCTCTATGTTTTTTGCTATGTCTTTATGACCTTGTTGTTCTAAAATATATTTAATAGTAGATCGTTCGCTTTTTGCAACTTGTTGAAAATAGTCGGTCAACAAACTTTTTATACGGCCTTTGTAAGCAATAGCTTGTTCTCGTAAAGGCATTGGAGTATCAGATGAAATTTGTACAATTCTGTTAGTTGCTAATTCAGCCCATTCCTCTGCATTTAACCCTCTATTTTTTGACGTAGCAACGACAGGATCTCCAATACTAGATTCAACTTTAAGATTAAACATTAAGCAATAACCTCTTTCCTAAGTTTGTCATAACGATACTCATCTCTAGTATTTTTGCCTTCACCAAGATTTTTAAGATAAGCTAACGCTTCTTGATATCTTGCATTATAAATCTGAAACATATCTGCCTCACCTTTCATAAATGTATATGCCTCTACTAATGACGCATACAATAAAGCTAATTCAGCATTAGTACCTAACCAACTTGTGCCATCACTTGTAGCTGTTATCGAAGTAGGTCTGTGATAATAATGCAATTCGGCTGTTAAAGCAGAACTGGGAGTTGGTGCTACAATAAACGTGGTTTCATCAAAATCCGCATAGTATTGTGGTATGCCTGTCGTGCTTGGATTAGGCGTATAATCTTGTAAAAAAGTTGGGTGTTTACGTAATAAAAAAACATTTTCTGAACTACTAATTATACTTAATGAAAATGTTGATAAATAATCAGTAGGTTTGGTTAGAAACTTGTTATCGCTAGTAAAAGCACCAGTTACGTTTTTACGAAATACATCTAATTGCACTTCTTTGAAAATGCGTTCCTCTGCATTAATAATAAATCTGGATAAATTATTAACAAAAGTAGTTTCGCTGTTTTGTGTGTAATCTTGTATCGCTGTTTTTAATGTTGTAAAGGTAAATGCCATATTATGCGCTCACTGTTACTGGACCTGCTGAAGCAAAGCCACCACCGCCTTTCACGCTGCCCGTTGTAGCAGTTCCGCTACTAGCAGTAAACGTGTAGCTATCAGCGTCCACTTTTGTTATTGAATATCCTGAAGATGACTCTATTACAGACTCTGTAAAACCATCAAAGTTTTCTACATTTCTAAACCTAACTGTATCGCCTGTAGTTCTACCGTGACCAGGTTCTGTAACAGTAATTACTGCCGAGCCACTATCGCCTGTTCTGAATCCATTAAAAGGTAATAAAACTTCAGCTGCTGGTTCTGTCCTGTCTGGTCTGCTTTGACGTAATGCTTGCGGATCGGCTTTTGTGTGTCTAGGCTCTAGTTGAGGCTGCTTAGACTCATACTCATCTTTACCTACTAATAATCCATTCCACTCTTTAATCATCTCACGCAACTTATAAGTTCTACCCGATCTATCAGATATACCCAAAGCGTGTTTTCCAGAAGCAAAATTAGCCATTATATATTCAATGATGAGTAAGATGGAACTAGACGTAGCGCAGTTCTTTCGCCATCCTCAGCCGCAGCTCGAGCAAATTCTTCTTCGTAAATATCTTTTAGTACACCAATTCTTTGGGGTGATTTTTTAACTGCAAGATGATATGCCAACCCCGCTACTAAGCAAGGTAAAAATCTAAATGGAACATCTGGATTATTAGTTCCTGCATCAGCATCTTGTATTCTTTTTACTCTGTAGAAAATTAATTGATCGGTAGAGTTTTCTGGTGTTGGCCATAAATTTATAGTAGGTGTAATCAATCTATCTACAAAATATTGAGTAGGTCTACCTTGTTGTGTTTTATTAGGAATATTAAGATACTCAGCTCTTGATATTCTGCTTACATTTATATCTGTATTATCTCTTCTAATTACAACCTCTAATAAGTCTACTGTTGATTGTGCGTCTACTAGACTAGGATTAGAAGAAACAGTTGTTGTAGCAGAACTAGATGAGCCAGTAATAGTTTCTGACGCAGTAAAATCTCCACTAGGAATAGTAATAGTGAATGTCGTAGAGCTAGGTTTTGTAATAACACTAGCTGTAGATCCACTAGTGCCACCTGTGATAGTTTCACCTACACTAAAACTAGAGCTATCTGCTACCGTCATAGTGATTGCACCAATAGGATAAGTAGATATACCTGAAGTAGTAGATAAATTAGCTAGCGTCTGTGTTACCTGCTCCACTGTCCACAAATTTAAACCACGATTAGCCCAATCTGCAAAAACTAAATTTAGTGACCGTCTAGCAGTTTTAGCATCATAACCTGTACGTAATTCAAGACCACAACGCTCAAACGCTTCTTCAGTGATCTCAGCCATATCTAAATTAAAATCACTTGAACCTGAAGTTGCCACGTTACGCTCCTAAAATTCTTTTATACATTCAATAACAATACTATAACTATCTCCAGATGAATGACCTACAGTTGTTAGCAACACATCTCCAGTTTTACCACTACCTGAATAATCAGGAAGACCATTAATACCACTATAATCTAATTGATCAGATAAATCGGCAGGTAATTGAATTGCTAATACATCAGTTGTTGCATCAAAAGTTAGTTTTACTCCCATGCCAATATTAGAATAAGTTATTTTAGTTATCCTAACACCAGTACAAGAAGTACCATCTTGTAAGCTAGACAATGCTGATACATCAATTTTTTTTACATTAGCCTCACCGCTTCCATCACTAATATTAGTAAGATAAAAAACAGCTCTTCTTGCGCCATCTTCAATAGTCGTTACGGCTACAGCGTCAGCCATGTTGACCTCCTATTTTTCTTTAATTTTGCCTTGTAAAACCAAAGATTTATATTCAGCACTCCCCTTCGGAGGAAGGGGTGTACTTTTTTTTGTAACCTTAGGTTTAGTCGTACTTGAGGCTTTTTTAGTTTCAGCCATTTTTTATTCCTTTATCTGTTTTGTACAGCCATCAGGTAATCAATAGTCATTGATTTGGTTCCTGTTGCAGAACCAGATAATTCCATCGCACCGATAGCTAAGTTTTCATCATCAGGAAGATTAGCGGTGTGTGTTGCCACTTTGTTTCTATTTACAAAAAACTCAACACTTCCAGTTCCTTTTACATGAAAACCTAAAGTAACAGATGTACCACTTACGATATCAATACCTGAGTCAGTAGTTGTAGCTGTTCCGTCTTTTTCAGTAACACAATCGATGTTGCTGTCCCCGTCATCTATTTGAAATACTATTCTATCTGCTGCGGTTAGCATAGCTTCTGGATTAGTAGCAAAGTTAACTGTTAGACCAACACAAACATCCATCGCATCGCCTTCAGCATCAGTGATAAATAATTTAGTTTCAAACCAGATATCACGAGTAGTAGATAACGCAAATATTTCGTTGCCTTGAACTGAAGCACCGTCATTATCAGTAGTTGCTTGTGAAGTTAAAACTAACGTACCATTTTCAGCGTCTGCACCTAGCGCAGCTGTAGCTGAACTGTCTTTTATTAATGTCCAGTCGTTGGTAGTGTCTAATGCTATACCAGTAAAATCATCCATGTACATTAAATAATCAGGATTGTTCGCAACTGGTAAATTTTCAAACCATTGTCTTTGTCCGTCTTTACCTGCGTAAAGCACTGGGCCAGTAAAATGTACTGCCATTTAAATATCCTCCTTACCAAAGGTTTCGCCCTAGAGTCTTGGTAAGCGTCTGCTGGGTCAGTCGCTAGGGCTAATTATCCCAGATTAATGGGGGAGACTAGCTCCCCCTAATCATTTATGCACCTGGTGAACCAAATACGCAACGTGGATCTGAGAAACCAAAGCTATAACGCTCTCGAGCCTTAAATCTCATGTTACCTGTATCGAAGTCACCTTCCATCTTAGTTGACATTGGCAATCTTTCAAAGTGCAAGAAACCTCTTGGGGTATCTGTCTTGATAAAGAAAGCGTCTGAATCAGTAAGATAGTGGTTTACAACATAGCCTTCAGGCAACATTCCCATGTTACGAGAAGCGTTGATGTCGTTATCTGCGGTTCCTGGTCGTAGAGTAGATTCTAACAATCTATCTGCAACGAACTGTAACGCAGGTGGTACAATAAGTTTAGTACCTCTTACCGACACTTTAAGTCCACGCTCATCTACGAACGCAGAAATGTCAATCAAAGAGTTTTCTAAACTTGTTTCGTTCAAGTCAGCAGCTGTGCTCAACTCATTTCGAAAAGTGTTACCATTGGTTAGAGGGTGGTCTGTAGCACAAAGCTCTTTTCCGTCCCCACCTGTAATGGTGCTATCGAATGCGTTATTTAAAACCGCAGCAGACTTTACTTGTTTAGTGTGTGCCATACTTCTAGCTAACGCTTTGGTATAGCGGCTTGCAAGACGATCATAAAGATTATCTTCAATCGCTTCTTCAGTAATTGAGAAAGCAAGAGAAATAGTCTCATGTGTATATCGTGCTGTGAAAGCCTCTTGTGCATCATCAAATGTAACAGCGGCACCTTCAGATTTAACGGGTGCAGACCCAAAACCTGTAAGCATCACTTCTTCTTCAAACGCTCTGTCTGAAGATTCTGTTTCATAGATTTCTGCGTGTTCATCGTCATACCTAGCGTACTCCATCCCAAAAAGGGCATTGAGGCCAGGCTCTAGCTCTTTCGCTAATTGTGCTCTACTAATAGCCATGTTTTAACCTCCTTATACGCCAGTAGTTGATGGTGTTCCAGCAGCAATAGAACCAGTAGGAGCGTTGAAACTATTGTTTAAACGCACAATAAGTCCTATACCTGCGGATGCAAAGTCAGCATTTGATGGGTCTTCTTGCCAACCCATAATCCTGAGATGCAGTGAATTGGTTGTTGCAATCGTGCTAACCGCTAATGCAGCTGAAGAAACACCAGTAGTATTGTCTCCGCTTTGACCACTTGAAAAGTTGGCATTAGCAAATACAGCAGCCCTTGTAGTTGCTTCACTAGTTAGCGAAGCATCTGACGCAATCAAAAATAATTGATTAGGGTCATCTGCAACAAAAGCCTTTACAGGGTGATTACTATCAGCACCTGAACCAGGCCAGTTATTAGAAAATACAACTTTACCAGTTGTACTAGATACAAACTCACAACCCATGAAAGCACCTACTAAACTAACCGAACCACCTGCCGCAGCTCCTACACGGTCGATAAAACCTGTGCTTAAAGGAATTACTGGCATACCTTGGTAGATTCGATTTGAGTTATCAGATGCAATTTCATAAGGAGTATAGCCTGTAAAACCAGTAGAATTAGATCCTTGCCCTAACTTAGCGATAGGACGAAGACCAAAAGCTCCGTTTATATTAGCCATAATTTATTATCTCCTAGCCCTCCTCTTTACGGGGGCCTCCAAATGTTACACTTGTTTGCCGATCAGGTTTACTGATAGGCATCGCTGGGTGCTGTTCTCGCGCTAAATCGTTATCAACAGCAGTCATCTGATCGCGGGTCATACCCCGAAAATAAGCATTGCGTTCATCCACAATGTCAATAGGCACTCTTGCTAGTAGTAAACCTCCTACACCAATCACTCCTGCGTGTTTCCCATCCTCAATGGTTGGAGCATCAAACTCAGGATAATCCTCAGCTCTAACTAAGTCCCATCCTTCGCGCATTCTTGCAGATATGTTCTTTCTATCATCAAAGCCCATAACTTCTGCACGAATCCATCGATGCTTGTAACCCTCTGGTGCTGGAGGTGCTTCAAGAGCTGAAGGTGGCCTCCAAGGTTGTCTTCGAGACTCCCTTTTTCGGGTTTCACTGTTTCGTGAAGTTCTACTTCTAGTTGTTTGGCGAGTTGTGTTCTCGTTTTGTTCTGTCATTATCTAACTCCTACACGTATTTTGCATATTCCTCAAGAGGAACATTTAATCGTTTCGCTATCGCTACCTGTGAAGGGGTTAGACGAACTGTTTTTTGTCCACCCTTTCTGCGTGAAGCGGAAGATTCAGCAGATGCCACCTTCCTACTTGCCACGTTTTTATTAAACTTATGCGGAAACTCCGCAGCCATTCGTTTATCTATCTCAGCATAATACTCATCGCTCATCGGGTCAAATCCTTCTTGATTGACCAATCTGTCGTCAATAAGTCTAGCAGCGTATGTCATTACCTCATCTTTGCCAAACCAATCATTTTTTTGTACCCAATCTTTTAATAATGGTTCCTCTTCAAAAACCTGTTGCATAGATTTTTGTGGTTGTTGAGGTTGAGCTTGTTGCGTTGCAGCAGGATCAGCTTCAACTGTTTGTGCCGCAGTATCTTCCGCTTGTTTTTTAGCGGTAGCTAAACGCACTTTGTCAACAGATAAATTAGCTAATGCTTCTTGTGCTTCAACTATTTTATCTACATCACCTGACTCATGTGCATCACGTAATACTTTTTTAGCCACATCTAATTGAGATTGTACTCGAGTATTAAACTCTTCTTGATAACCTTCATCAAGTCTTTGCAATCTCTTTTCAAGCTCTTCGTTACGCTTCTTAACATTTTCAGCAAACTTAATTGCTTCTTGTTTTTGACGCTCCTCCTCTCGATAACGATGAGTTAGCTTATTAATACGTGACTTTACATTGTCACTGTATTGTTCTAATTCATCTTCTTTTTTATCATCAGTGGTTTCTAATTTAAGCTCTGCTTGTTTATTATCATCCACTACCTTTTTTTCTTCTAAGTCAACATCGACCGCAGTTTCTTCACTGTCGCCAACTTCTATTGGTTTTTCATCTTGCACGTTGATTGTCCTTTTTTAATTAAACGTGTTGTATATCATCGGGTTCTAATATAGTAGCTATTACCTCGTCATCATTAATTATTCTGACTTCACCGCCCTCTATGCGAAAACGAGCACCAGCATAACGACCAATACAAACCCAATCACCTTCCTTGCACCATGCTTTTTCAGAATCTTCACCAAATTTAGCAATATCCTGATAAGCCAGTGGTCCTACTTTTAAAACATAAGCTACAACTGTGGCTAATGCTTCTCGAGTTCTAACAGCATCTGGGATAGCAATACCCCCATCACTTTTTGCACGACCTTGGTATGGCATAACTAATATGCGCCAACCTGTAGGTTGCGGTAATCTTTCAGTAAGTTTTTTATCTATTAATTCTGGATTTAAAACTTTTTCTTCTTTATTTACATAAGCGTCCGATAATGATGTTTGCTTTTCTTGCTCTTCTTTTGCAACATGATCTGGAACGTATAACATTATTCAACCTCTATCTTTTTTAAAATATCTCTTATTTCACCTTCGCAAAATCTTAAACCAGTTAACTCACCTACAAGTTTTTGATAACTAGAATAATCTTTTGTACTGCCCTCTAATATATTTTGCTCTACTAATTCAATGCGCTCTCTAAGGGCTTTGAGCACATGATACGAAAAAGTAGTTGGATCTTCCATAGTTTATTAAAAAGTACCTTTGAAAGTTCCGCCAAGTCTCATATTTTTTTCTTTTTGTGCTGCTTTGGCTGCTGCTGCTGCGGTAATTGTGCCAGCTCCTAACGCAGCACCTTTTCTTATCTTTCTACCTTTTTCAATAGTTTTTTTAGAAATACCAGACAACCTACCTTTTTTATCTCTAAGTGCTTCACCAGTTCGTTGTCCTTTCTTTACACCTATTCTAGTAGTAGTGGCTGCAAGTTTTTTTACATCTGTAGCTTTTTTACGGATTGTTTGACCACGAGCAATATTTTTCTTAGAAATTTCACTAACTCGGCCTTTTTTATCTCTTCTTAATTGACGAGTTTTTCCTGCTTTTTCTGCCTTGCCTCTAGCAACTGCGCTTACATCTTTTACAGTCTTTCCAGCCGCTGCTAGTTTTGTTGTAACTTTAGGTAGCACTTTTGCTGCAACTTTACCTGCACCTGCGGCTGCTAATGCTCCACCCACTATTTTTTGTGCTTTTTTAGTTTTAGCTGCTTCTGATTTTACATCAGCTGCTTTACGAGCACCTGCCGCTTTAATGTCAGACTTCACTTGCGCTGCTTGAGTTCTTCTGGCAGTACCAGTCAAACCTAACGTTCGTGTTTGTGCTTTACTTAAACCCTCAGGAGCACCTCTTCTTTTTCGTGCTCTTTCTACAGGAGAACGAACTTTAGCTGAAGCAGTTGTTTTTCTTGAAGGAACTGTAATACCTGCTCTTTGTGCTTGAGCTGAGGTCATTTTCTTACCAGTGGTTGATACTGGTCTACCACCCGTAATTCCCTCTTTTCTAGCTTTCTTTTTACCTATTGTTGTTTTTCTGTCCTGTGCAGTTTGAACATTAAATTTTTTGCCTTTAAAAGTAAAAGTTGCAGGTCCTGTGTCAGCTAAAAAATTCTTACGAGCTTTGGCAAAAGCCTTACCAAATTCAGTGACCTTACCGCCCTCTTTCATTTTCATCATGCCTCGCATCATTTCTACATCTCGATCTGATACAGTTTTAGCGGGGGTCATACCTACTGCTCTTTCGGATCTTTTTCTAGAGCCTTGAATTGGTTTGCTTTTTGCTGGTGGCATACCACCACCTTTACCTGGTCGTTTTTTCATCATTTCTCTTCTATCTTTATCTGAGATAGTCTTACCACTTTCTTCTAATTTTTTTATTGCTTCTTTTAATGTTATCGCCATTTTAGAATACCCCTCTAAATTCTGTTCCTTTTATCATGGCTCCTGTGCCACGCATTCCTTCAGAATCACCGTCTTGCACTAACGTCTTTCTATCTGTTTCGGCAAAACCACCATCAGCCATTTGCATATCTTCTGACGGGTCAAGTTCTATAGTTTTTTTGGTAATAATTACCTTTTTCATAGCATCGTCTTTCATACCTGCACCACCTAAATTAAATTGT